ATTATCATTCTCTCAAAGTTATGTGATTTAACGACTACGGAATGCCTAGAAGCCGCATATGATGTGATTAAGACTAGAAAGGGCAAAATGGTAAATGGATTATTCGTCAAAGAGTAAATTGCAAGAAGAAATCCTTGATGCTTATAAGTCTCACGATAAGACTTCAGACAGTCTTGTAATGTGGGGAGTAAGTGCGATTCTACCACAAGAGATTGGAGATATACAGGAAGACTATACACCTTTAGATTTTGTAATAAAGATTATTAAAAGTTCTGATGGAGATAAAATCGTAGCACAAATTGATGAGATAGAAATAAGACAACTTGCTTATAATCTCAAAAATAGATTTGATTGTACCAAAGATGTTATATTTCAGATTGGCAAATTAACAATATCCAAACAGGATTATGCTTGGCTTGATGAGATAATCGAAAGCAAAAAGAAAAAAAGAAGAAGTACTCGTCTCGCAGATATTGCGTTGGGTAATTACATGAAAGAAGTTATTGACTTCTACGATGATTAATATATTATATACACTATGTCACTATTAGATAAATTAAAGAAATCTTCTCGCTCTGCGGGATGCGCAATACTGTCAGAATCAAAGCTCTTCGGAGAAAAAGAACTGACATCCACTCCAGTGCCGATGATCAATGCGGCGCTCTCTGGCTCGCTTGATGGCGGTCTAGCATCAGGTCTCACAGTTTTGGCTGGCCCATCAAAGCACTTCAAGACATCATTCGCTCTGCTTATGGCAGGTGCATATCTGAAAGAACATAAAGATTCAGTACTTCTATTCTATGATTCAGAATTTGGTTCACCTCAAGCATACTTCGAATCTTTTGGAATCGATACCACTCGTGTTCTACATACACCTGTCACAAATATTGAAGAACTAAAGTTTGATTTGGTTCATCAATTAAATGAAATCGAACGCAAAGATAAGGTGATTGTAGTCATTGATTCGATCGGTAACATTGCTTCGAAGAAAGAAGTTGAGGATGCCGAGAATATGAAGTCTGTCGCAGATATGACTCGTGCTAAGGCTCTCAAGGGTTTATTTAGAATGATTACACCTAAACTTACTCTGAATGATATTCCACTATTGGCTGTCAATCATACCTATCAGACTCAAGAGATGTTCTCAAAGGCTGTGGTATCGGGTGGAACAGGTGTTATGTATTCTGCTGATAATGTTTGGATCGTTGGTCGCCGCCAAGAAAAGACTGGAACAGAAGTAACAGGATACAACTTTATTATCAACATTGAGAAATCAAGGTTCGTAAAAGAGAAATCAAAAATTCCTATCTCTGTCACATGGGAAGGTGGAATTGAGAAATATTCAGGTCTTACAGAAGTCGCCATTGATGGTGGATATGTTGTTAAGCCAAAGAATGGTTGGTATCAAGCAAAGAACCCGACGTCGGGCGAAGAACTCTCTGGCAATGTTCGAATGAAAGATACACTGAAGAAAGAATTTTGGGATAATGTTTTTGAAGAAACAGATTTCAAAGAATACATCGAAAAGAAATTCAAGGTTGCAACAATGGAAATGATTGCACCAGATGAATTGTCTAAAATCGATACAGAGCAGGAGGAAGATGATGGATAATTTACCCGCATACAAATTAGTTGAAAAGCAAAATGTTGATTTCTATGGCTTTCAAATTACCGAAGGAGAATATAAAGATGTTGTTTATTACTATGGTGAAGTAAAAATCGAAGAAGACCCTGAAGAGGATGAAGCTATATTAAACTTCAATTATCAGATTGACAATGGGAATGAACAGTATAGTATAAAGGAATTGGAAGATTCCATCGGTTTCAATAATTTGATGGGAGATATATTGGCATCAGTTTTAGATAAAGAAGACGAAGAAGAATATGGCGAAGAACCTACAGAAGATAATACTCAGTAATTTATTACACAATGAACAATTCACACGAAAAGCATTACCACATATCAAGGTTTCTTACTTTGAAGATGAATATGTTCCTGTATATAAACTGATATTATCATTCATTGGTTCTTACAATAAACTACCTAATCCTTCTGCACTTGAGATTGAATTTCAGCAGTCGGATGATGTGACAAGAAAAGATGCGAATGAGGTTGTTACCCTCATTAAGAGTCTTGAAGAAAAAGAAGAGGTCGATGAAGAATGGTTGACCGATTCTACCGAGAAATGGTGCAAAGATCGTGCCGTGTATCTCGCCATAATGGAATCAATCCACATCATTGATGGTAAATCGAAAGATAGAAGCGAGGGTGCTATACCTGAGATTCTCTCCGATGCACTCGGTGTTTCATTCGATTCAAATGTTGGACATGATTACCTTGAGAATGCAGAAGAAAGATTTGACTTCTATCATCTGAAAGAAGACAAGTTTGCATTCGACCTTGAGAAATTCAATGAGATCACAAAGGGTGGTGTTAGCAGAAAAACATTGAACATCATCTTAGCAGGAACTGGTGTGGGAAAATCTTTGGCTATGTGTCACTTTGCTTCTGCCGCACTTGCTCAAGGTCAGAATGTTCTATACATCACTCTTGAGATGGCAGAAGAAAAGATTGCCGAGAGAATTGATGCGAATCTTTTCGATATCGATATCAAAGACATCGAAAATATGCCTAAGCAAACCTTTGATAACAAGGTGCAAAAGATTCAATCAAAGACTAATGGTAAATTGATTATCAAAGAATATCCTACTGCCGCGGCTCATACAGGTCATTTCCGTGCACTCCTAGATGAATTGAAACTAAAGAAAGACTTCAAGCCCGATGTAATCTTCATTGATTATCTGAACATCGCTGCTTCTTCTCGCATGAAAGGACTGGGTGGTTCGATCAATTCGTATACTTATATCAAAGCAATCGCTGAGGAACTTCGTGGTCTTGCCGTGGAGTTCAATTTACCAATCTGGTCAGCAACTCAAGTGACTCGTACAGGATTCGGAAATACAGATGTTGAGATTACAGACACATCTGAATCATTCGGACTTCCTGCCACCGCCGATTTGATGTTGGCTCTTATTTCAACCGAGCAACTTGAGGGTATGAATCAATTGATGGTTAAACAACTAAAGAACAGATATAATGATCCAACTCAGAACAAGAGATTCATTGTTGGAATTGATCGGGCAAAGATGAGATTATATGATGTCGAGGATTCTGCACAGACACTCTCTAATGAGAATCAGTCTCAACAGACAGATTCAGATTATTCATCATTCAAGATATAGTCTTGACATATGATCAGATTCAGAATATAATACTATACATATATGATTGATATTGAGGCTATTGGTGGGAGAAAGAAACTGAGAGAAGAGGTGGAAGATGCCACTTTCTTTTTCCTAAAGAAATTATTACCTCGGATAAAAAACATCGAGATCAATATTGTCTTAAAAAGAGGACTGAAAGAAAAAGAAGGTCTATATGGTGATTGTATTTGGGAAGATAAAAACCATAGACCACGGGTATTCACGATAAGAATGGACTCGGCGGTCGAACATGATCTGATTATGGACACCCTTGCGCATGAAATGGTTCATGTGAAACAATATGCAAGAGGTGAACTAGTTGATTGTGTCAGAAAAGCTGGTTATAGCAGATGGAAAGGCAAATTCTACCCTTGGAATGGTAAAGCAGAACCTTGGGAAAAAGAGCCTTGGAAGCGTTCTAAAAAATTATATGAAGAGTGGAAATCTTATAAATAGATGAAAGACCTTCATTTAATTTTATGGGAACTATGCTATCATTTAAAGACTACAAAGAATTTTCGGATATAATCCTTGAAGCAACTGTGAGCGCTGGTAAATATGGGCCAGGTTCACTTTTTACTTTAAAGACAGATAAGATATCAGCCTTTGAAAATAAGGTAGGAGATAAATTAAAATTACCATCAAGCCCTGTCTTTAGTAAATTAGATGCCACTAAGATACCAAGTGATGCTCTAATTTTTGGTGATAGTTCTCAGCCACTCAGAGCTGCATTTGAGATTCTCGATGCGCCTGATGGAAAATCAGTAGGTTCATTTGCTTGGCATGAAAAGGCAGTTGATAATTATTTCAATGGATTAAAATTAGGTTCAGATATCAATTGGGGTAAAGATACTCCTACACTCGAAACTGTTCAAGCACTTGGTGTATATTATAAAGATGTCGAAGCCGATGCAAACAACCGCCAAAAGGTCATTGATAATATAAAAAGTATCTTGAGTAATGGTCAAGATTGGGATTCAAAGGGTAAATCAAACCTCATATCTAAGTTCGATACAATGACATCAAAGAATTTTGCTGAGATGATTGGTCTTATAGCCGGAATGGGAGACTTCATGCCTCTTGTAAAATTTAAGCCAAATATCATTCACGGTAGAATCAATGATTACTATGCGGCAGAAGAACAGAACGACAATGTTGCGATAACAGGTGTTAAGGCTAATACAGCAGATATGATCATCTCATCAGCCGATGCGAATAAAACAATTGAGGCGATGAAAACCGACACATTCACCTTTGATAAAAAAGGTGTTATCACTGGAGAAAAGAGTAAAATCAATCTGATTCAAGTTTCATTAAAGAAATCCGCAGACAAAGCTCAGTTAGGTAAGGTAACAGCATATATCATTCAGAAATATGGATTACCATCATATGATGATTATTTCACAGACATTGTTAGTGAATCTTTCCAAATGAATGAAGGCGTGTTTGATATTTTCAAAGCAGCTGCCGAAAAGGTAAAAGGTTTATATTTAAGGGTATCAAAGGCATTACGAAACTTTGCGGGAAAGGTAACTGGCAGATTTAAGAAAGCCGCCAAATCAGAAAAGAAATCTGTATTCTCTAGATATCAGAAGATATTCGGTCTAGATAAAGCAGATATGTTAATGATGGAGCAATACATCGAAGGTGATAAACTTCTGATTGAAAAGAAAGTAGTAGGAAATCTTAATAGTAAACTTGAGAAGATCAAAATTTCTGATGCAAATAAACTAGTCAAAGAAGTTCAAAATAAGAGAAATGGAGTTGTAAAACTATATGATACAAAAGATTATCTTATCCATAAAACAGGAACAGAGATAACAAATTTCAAATCATCAAAAGAGATCAACATTGATATAGTTTCTAAACTACTATCAAATTCTTATTCATTATCATCTGTCGAATCAATCATCGGCACAACAAATACAGATGAGATATTAAATTCTGTGATTGATATGCATAAAGAAGTTTACTTCGGCAAAACATCTCTTCCATTATATAAAGTATATGGAAAATCAAGTGGTAAATCGTATGAATACCTTGGATCAGCCGAAGACTATGTTGAAAAGAAAAAGGCTAAATTGAAAGATGTTCAATTTCCTATCTCGGGTATCCGACTCAATACACAAGATAAAAAATATCTAAATATTGACTTATATGTTGTTAGTGATATCGAAGAGAATAAAATTTACTACACGGCATTTCGCACAGGTACAAACGCATCAGGTAGATTCTCTTTTAATTTTGAAGGAACTAAAAAGATACCTTATGATAAATTTATCAAATTCTTAAAGTAATAATGAATAATCATCTAGAAAAGGCATTTAGATTTCACAGAGAGAATAAGATTCCTCTGGCACATAATATTTTTCGACCACATTCGATACATTACTATCATTTGTTCGAACACGCTAGACAACTGCAAGAGACATACAAACCCTTGAGTGAGTTTGATGAATATCTATTATCAACAGACATTGGTAAATTTGGTCTCTACGAAGGCGAACAGGTTCCACTTGATCATCCATTCATTAATGAAGCAGAATATCAAGGCACTGAGGTTGAATTGAATAAACCCAAAAGAGGTGGTAAAAAGAAATTTTATGTCTATGTAAAGAATGATAAGGGCAATGTAATCAAGGTTCAGTTTGGTGATACATCTGGTCTCAAGGCTAAGATCGATGATCCCGCAGCTCGAAAAGCGTTTTCATCAAGACATAACTGTCCTGCAAAGAAAGATAAAACAAAAGCAGGTTACTGGTCATGCAATCTTCCACGATATGCATCCGAACTTGGCTTAAAAGGAGGAGGAAATTTTTTCTGGTAACATGAGTAAACCATATAAAGAACAAATCAAAGATAATATCAAGTACCGTGAGTTTGATCCTATGATTGAAACTGATGAACTCGTTTGGCATCGTGATAGAGAAAATAGAACCATTACTGTCTTAGAAGGTGAAGGATGGTTCTTTCAAATGGATAATGAAATTCCAAAGGAGATGTGTGCTGGGGATATTCTCGAAGTGAAAAAGATGGATTACCACAGACTATATAAATCTGGCACAACACCACTTAAAATTTCAATCGAAGAAAAGTATATGAAATCATTTAAACAATTTAACGAATCCAAGATCGACGAAAAAATCGATATAAAGAAAGCTTTGAAGAAAGTTAAGGGATTGTCCAATAAACAAACTGAATTACTTCTTACTTTGCCCGCAGGAGTTATAACATCTGTTGTAAGTCAATTGGGAATGCTTGTTGCTGATAATGATCCATTAGAAGAAACTGTTTTAAACACTATAATATCTAAAGCTAAAAATGATATGAAAGAAGATTCTCTAAAAGAAGCATCATACCCAATCGATATTAAACAGTGGCAATTCTCTCATGGTGCAAAGCAACCAAAAGAAAAGGGAAATTGGATATTTGATTATGAAGCAGCTCTAGGCGCTCGAGATGGATCGATAGGATTACAGAAAGATACCTTTATGGCAAAGGCAGGATCGACATTCAGAAATGCCACCAAACAGTTATTCAAGTTCTTACAAAAAGAACTTAAGGTAAAACCCAAAGATGTTAAAATTACACTAGCACCATAAATGGACTCATTTAAACAGTATATATCAGAAAATAAGGGAGGTAAGAATACTCACATGACACACATCGAAGATCGTGTGATCTATGGTGGTGTTACCGGGGCCAGAGAGGCTATCTTTGCTTTAAGATCGATGAGAGATATGTTAGCTGGTAACTCTAGTACCTCTCACGATGTAACTGTTAAATGGGATGGTGCGCCAGCTGTCTTCGCTGGAATCGACCCATCTGATGGGCAATTCTTTGTTGCTAAAAAAGGAATCTTTAATAAAGAACCCAAGGTATATAAATCTGAAGCAGATGTCAAGGCTGATACATCAGGTGATCTTGCAGATAAATTAATAATCGCATACAACGAATTAAAGAAATTAGGAATCAAGGGCGTTATTCAAGGTGACATAATGTTTACCTCTGGTGATCTCGCTAAAGAATCTATTGAAGGTCAATCTTATTACACATTTCAACCAAATACAATTGTTTATTCTATTCCTGTCGATTCTAGTCTCGGCAAGCAGATAGCAAAAGCAAAGATTGGTGTGGTCTTTCATACAACATACGAAGGTGATTCATTCGAAAACATGAAAGCCAAATTCAAGGTTGATATGGCCAAATTAAAGAAGGCTGACTCTGTTTGGTATCAAGATGCTGAATATAATGATGTGAGTGGCAAGGCTACTTTCACCGCGGCGGATACAAATGAAGTTAATAATGCTCTAACAAATGCTGGAAAGATATTTCAGAAGATTGCAGGATCGACTCTCCGCCAGATTGAAAAGAATCAATCTCTTGCACAACAATTCGAAACTTTTAATAATACACTAGTTCGTAAAGGAGAAAGAATAGCATCTCCTACAAAACATGTCAATGATCTGATCGCTTGGTTCGAGGCTAAATTCGAAAAGGAAAGATCACAAAGAAAATCTACAAAGGGCAAAGAAGGAGTCAATAAGAAGGAGAAAGAACTCATGAGTTTCTTCTCATCTAAAAATAGAAAGAACCTTGAACTTGTATTTGAACTTCAAAATGCAATCGTGGATGCGAAATTAATTATTATAAATAAACTAGATAAGGTGAAACAGATGAAAACATTTGTTCGCACCAAAAATGGATTCAAGGTTACAGGCTCGGAAGGGTTTGTTGCTATCGATAAGACAAGTAATGGAGCAGTGAAACTTGTTGATAGACTTGAATTCTCTACAAACAATTTTAGTAAAGATGTAATAAAAGGATGGGAACGTTAATGAAATCATTTAAACAATTTAGAGAAGAGAAGGTAAAATCAGTTGTATTTACATTTGGTCGGTTCAATCCACCTACAACTGGCCATGAAAAACTATTGATCAAAGTTGCTTCTATTGCTATAGGCAATGATTATAGAATCTTTGCTTCTCAATCAGACGATAAGAAAAAGAATCCTCTTAAATATAAAGAGAAGGTTCAATTGATGCGTAAGTTATTTCCTAAGTATGGTCGTAATATCATACTTGATAAGAAGATTAAAAATTCTTTAGATGCTCTTGTATATCTTTATGATGAAGGGTATACGCAAGCAACTATGGTTGTTGGCGCTGATAGAATTTCAGATTTTAAGAAATTGCTAACAAAGTATAATGGTGTAAAGGCTCGCCACGGTTTCTATGATTTTCCAGATGGAATACAAATTGTATCTGCAGGAGAACGAGACCCTGATGCAGATGATGTCTCTGGTATGTCTGCATCTAAGATGAGAGCAGCAGCAACCGAAGGTGATTTCAAAGCATTCGCAAACGGCTTACCTAAATCTTACGGTGATAAATTAGGCGTATTCAATCTTCTTCGCAAGAGAATGGGATTGAAAGAGATGACAAGTTTTCGTAAACACATTGAATTGAAGACAACAAACATCCGAGAAAGATATATTGCAGATGAGGTTTTCCTAGTAGGTGATGAATTCTTAACTTTGGAAGGTAATATTCATTCTGTTGTAGAAAGATGCACAAACTATATTCTTGGTTCAGATGATAAGAAATATTTCCTTGATAAGATTGTCGAAGTAAAACAGGATAAGGATATCGATGATCGTAAAGGTACTCAACCAGCCAAGTATTTTGCAAAAGATGCAGATGGTGATGAGATGGCTAAATCTACAAAACAGAAAAGAGCCGCACACTTTAAGAAGAAATCTACCAAGCCCGCTCCTGGCGATGCAACGGCAAAAACAAAACCTTCACAACATACTAAGAAATTCAAAGATATGTTTGGTGAAAAGGTTGAATATTTTTCTATGCCAGAACTTAAGAAGCATCTGAAAAAAGAATATGGATCAAAGGCTTCTTCTCTTAGAATTTTAAAAGTTGGTGGAGGTGTATCAATCCAAACACCAGGTGGACAGGAACTAGAAAGATATAATAGAGTTCCTAAATTAGGTTACACACTCGCCGAAGACAAAAATCCAGTCGTAGATACTGAAGATAGTGTAGAAGAAGGCGTAAATGATCCAGCGATTTTCAAAGCCGTATTCCTAGCAGGTGGACCTGGATCTGGCAAATCATTTACTGTTGGTCAAACAG